CAACGATAGTCGCGTCTGCTTTCTCCCACAATGGAAGTGTTAATACACGCTTCTCTACATCGAATGATGCTGTGTCTACTTGCTTCATCTCAACGATGATGTCTTCTTCAGCGAGTAGTTTTGCGAGAGTTCCTTTGACTTCTAACATTTGAATCCTGTGTCTGTATGATTCTATTATGACATAAAAAAGGGGGTAGCCTACCCCCTAGTGGACAGTTTGTTAACTGTCATATTTAGTTGTGAATAATGGGGGAAGTTGGATTCCTGTGTACCAACAAAAGATGGGCATTACTACAGAGTAAATACATCTTTGCCTGAGACCCGACTGGTAAGTCGATTCTACCTCTCGATAGCAGCACCACCTGTGTCTCATCACCTTAACTAGCGGTTGCCAGTAAGTTTATTCAGTCATTCCCGATGTCGCGTCCGACTCTTGTATAATAACAGACCCATCGCACTGTGTCAACCCCCTATTGTGATACCCTATGTGAAATGTCTCGATCATGACGAGAGACCCTACTATGATTAGGTTACAGATCGTCAGAGGATTAGTTATTACGTTAAATACCGCTTTCTTCATTGATTACAGAGAAGTTTTGTCTCTTTTCTACTCTCAATATTCTATCAAACTTATCCTGTAAGACATCAGGTTTGTGTGAGATTATAAACACGTTGGTGCTGTCGTTAAATGACCTTAAAATCTTCATAAAGTCATATGTTCCTGCTATATCAAGAGAACTGTCAAATATCTCGTCAAGTATCAGTAAATTAGTGTTGGCACTGTTCTTCATCTTAGCAATGGTTCTCCATGTGAACAGAAGTGCTAGATCTATCCTCATTTTCTCTCCTTCAGAGAAGGATGCGTAGCAAAACTCGTCTCTAAACCTAGATTTTATAGTCTCTTCAAAGTTTTCGTTGAGATCAAATGACACATAGAAATCTAACTCATTCAAATACTTATTAATCAGTTGATTCATGATCGGAAGGTACTTTTTGATGATCTGGGACTTGATTCCAGTGTCCCTTAGCAGTTGGGAGCACACATCAAAATTTTCTTTCTTGGACTTCTCCACCTTGAGTGTGGTCTCACCCTCTAGACCCTCTTTTACCAGTGTTTTTAGTGTATTTTGCTCTCTTTTGAGGTTAGTTGTCTCTGGTGTGTCTATCTCTTCTTGTATCTTCTTGATGGACTTCTTCTTCCACCTGATCTCCTTGGTGTCGGAGGAAATATTGCTCTGAACGTCCCTAATTTCCTTGATTTTACCCTCTTTTAGTGATACTTGCTCTTTGATCTCTTCAAGCTTCTGTTTAAGATCCACTGTGGCACTTTCAATTTGATTGAGTTGGTCGCTAATTCCCTGTTGATTGGTCTTTTTGCTTCGTTCTGTAATAGTTTGGCTACAAGTTGGGCATCTATCGTTTTCTTCATAGAATTTCATCTCCTTATTAAGTGTTTTCTTTTTGTCATTGAACTTAGACTGGTACACCCTCAGTTCATTTAACTTATGAGTCACATCACCTATGCTATCTGCCTCATTTTGAAGCAAATCTACAGTTTCTGCTGCTTTTATGATGTTATCCTCTAGTTCATCCACCTCTGTCTGTAAAGTGTGGATATCCGTACCTTTCTTTGCCTTAGTATTTGCCTGTTGTTGCTTAATATCTGCTATAAATCGCTGTTGTATCTCCACTTTCTCCTTAATCAAGTCAAGAGCGTAGGTCTGTGTCTGTATGCTATCTCTGAGTCCTCTTGCTCTCACCTTAAGGATGTCATTCATGGTAGAAAACACCTTAATATCAAGCAAATCCTCTATAACCTCCCTTCTGTTGGGTGCTGTGAGTTGCATGAAAGGTATGAAGGTGCTGCTCCCTAGGATGACCACCTGTGTAAATGATTTATAGTTTAATTTTAAGACAGATTGCTCCAACCAGACCTGTTGATCACGTTGATTTGACTCCTGATTGAGTGCTGTACCGTCTCTAATAATTTCAAATATATTTGGCTTGACACCACGGTTCACTTGCCAGTGTGTTGACCCTATAGTGAACTCTATACACACCATCATGTCCTTTTCATTGACAGCGTTGATGAGTTGTGCCTGTGATATCTTACGGAAAGGTTTCTTGAACAGGACAAAGCAGATGGCATCGAGCATCGTGCTTTTTCCTGCCCCGTTGGAACCGACAATTAGTGTTGAAGGACTACCTTTCAAGTCAACTTCGCTAAAAGCATTGCCTGTTGATAGGAAATTCTTCCAACGAATTTTCTCAAATACGATCATAAAAAATAGACAAATTAAAAATCAGGAGGTATCACTATTTGATCTGGTGTGATCACATAATATGGGTGATTATACTTTATACAAGTGCTAATCGCCTCGTCTTCTTCAACTTCTACCGCACACATCTGTGGGTAGTCGTTCGCTTCCAATAACCTAGCATAGCGTATTGCGTCATCTTTGTCAACAAAGAGGTAAAGAGTTTTTAATCCTTCCTTGTCAACTGAATAAGCACCCTGTTTTTCTTTTCCTTTGAGTGCTAAGATGTACATTAGACCAGCTCCAGTGCTTCGATATAAAGGGACTTAAGAATTGTATTGATACCGTCTTTATCATGGTATTCCATACCATTAACATAGTTTTCTAGTAGTGTGAGGGTATCTTCTTTCTCTATATCTATGTCATCAGAAAATTCTGAGTCATATGATGAGTCCTCTACTACTTTGATGTCGTGGACACCGTTAACATACAGTTGAGAGATGAAATATTCAAACTTAGCAGTGTCTTTTTTGTTCTCTACGATGACCTTGACCATCCTATTCTTGTACTGCCTAGCGTCAGGTAGTTTCCTCTCGTCATAAAAAATCTTGTCGAAGATACGATAGGGATTTTCTATGAATTTCTTCTGTTTTGTGGTGGTATTGTACTCATGGAACCCTCTCTCGTCACCCCAGTCGTTCCAGTAGATCTGGTAGGGGTTACCTAGGTAGTGACAGTTAGCATGACTGCTCTTGGTGTGGTAGTGACCACTAAAAACTTGCTCAAATTTAGAGAAAAGGTTCTTATCTATGCCATGTGTCATGGTGAACCCCTTGTGTGCCTCGAACCCATTGAGTTCAAGGTGTCCCATTGCTACTGTAGCAGTGGTCTCCTCTATCATTCGGTAGGTATTTTCCTGATTTTCAACATTTATCCATGGTATAAACAGTATTTCTAGGTCACCTATCTTCACCTGTGTAGGTTCAGAGTATATGTGTACGTTGTCATACTCACCAAGGAAATTATCTAGTGTGTTGACACTGTTTGTGTCCTTATAATAGGCAGTATGGTTCCCCACGAGTGAGTGTACCTCGACCCCCATTTTTTGTAGACGATTGAAGTAATTATTTCTTGCCCAATCTACTGACCAGATGTCTACATTCTTACGATTATCGAATGTGTCACCCAAATCTAGTAGTATTTTTATATTATTCTCCTCTAGGTATGGAAAGAATACGTTGTCATAGAAGTCAAGAAAGTAGTCATGAAAATGCCGACTAGACTTCCTAGCACCGAAGTGCTGATCAGTTATTATTGCTATGTTCAATTTGATTTTACCTGTACGTTCTCTTTTATACTGTTCATTGCTGAGTGATCATCAGTTCCATCACTGTGGAAGAGTTGATCGTACCCTGATTTAGTAATAATCTTGTTCTTTATCTCTAGTTGTCTCTTCTCTTTTGAAATTCTTCTGAGGAAAGCATAGTATATTATCTGAGTAAAGTATGCGAAGGGGTTGCTTGACTTGCTTGGGTCAAAGTTTGCTATGTACTGTACACAATTTTCAATTCCATCACAGATCATATCCTCTCGGAACATATAGTTGACAAAGTTTGGTTTGTATGACAGGTGTGTTGCTATCTTTAAAAAACATTCTCCTATGTAATTGCCTATGCGAGGACGGTCTTCACCCGCTTCCTCGGCAGCTTTACATTCTGCCTTGAATTCTACAAGAGCAAAAAGAAATTCTTTATTGTTAACGTAATGTTCTGACTTCTTTTTCATACCAATAGGTTTGGTTGTCTTAAGTATACTATGTTACGGTCTCCACGTCAAGCTTGACAACATACTCTGAAAGGTGTACACTAACTGTGTAGCAGGTTCAGAGACATATTAGGACCATTTATTTTTCTTCTTAAAGATAGACTCTAGAATTGCTCTAGATTCTTCTACAGTACCAAGGTTACCCTCACCTGTAGCAGTCTTCTTGTTATACTCTGGGTCTATTTTACTAATAGACATTTCATAGAACGCCTCGACTTCAATGTCACACTCTACACAAGTGACAATTCTATCCATAGGGACGATGAATGATCTCTCTTTAGAGAACTTCATCCAAGGGGATACTTTTGCACCCACGCGGGAGTCCATGGTCACCTCCTCCACCAGTATAGGGTTCTCAAGAACTAGATAACGTCCGTTATCATCGTTCACACAGGTTACTTTAGATAATACTTCTTCACCTGTCACTATTTTAAGTGCTCCTAAAAATTCTTCGTCAGGCATATCTATTTTGTTTTAAGGTTGACATCAATAAATTCATAATCGAATGACTCTTCATTGTATATTTTAACACGTTCAATCAAATGATTGAGAGTATAGTTGCGATGACCACCTTTCGAGATGTCATCTGCTATATCATATAGTACAGCTTTGGTTTTGTTGTCTCCCTTACGGAGTACCCGTCCGATTGACTGTAAATTCCTTATTCTTGACTTACTTGGCGACGCAAAGACAACATTATGTAAGTTCCTAATATTAATACCAGTACTAAAAGTGCCATATGATGCCACAATAATAGAATCTTGTGTAGTCTCAGCGATGCGTCTTGCTTTCTCCCTGTCTTCTGTGTCTACTCCTCCGTAGATCAGGAAGGTTTGTCTTGAATCTTCTACCTTATTATTTATGAGATCGAAAAGTGGCATCCCATGTTTCTCAACATAGTTAAACAACACTAGGGTGTTGCCTTCTAGATCACACACAAGGTTACGAATGAACCTATTGCGACCCTCGTGGGAGCACAGGTAGTCCATCTCGTCTTGGTAGGTGTCAAAGTTCTGTGGTGTATGCTTTAGCATCAGTACTTTGATCTCAAACTCAGAGAGGTGTCCCTCTTTGATGAGGTTCTCGGTCTTAGTCACTTTGTTGACTGAACCAAACACACCCTCTAAGACCAGTCTATTGGTCTGTAACCCATCTAATGTACCAGTGAACCCTATTCTATACTTACAGTCATGTAGTTTACCCATGATACCAGTCAACGACTTTGCTTTGAACTGATGTGCTTCGTCACCTATGACAGCACCGAAGGTAGAAAAGTATTTCTTTGGCAACTTATAGATGGATTGCCATGTAGTTATTATAACATCTTTATCAGAAAATGGCGACGCTCCACCGTATACCTTATGACAATGGTGCTTTGCGTTCCAACCATAGTCTCGAAAGTCCTTGTACATTTGCTCTACAAGGGACGTAGTAGGCACTACAATCAACGTTTTAAGGTCTTTCATGCCAAAGTACCTACACAGTGCGTATATCATTAAACTCTTACCACTAGCGGTAGGTGACAGGAGCAGTCTCCTCTTGAACCTCATCGCTTCATAGATTGCTTGGTACTGATAGTCCCTTACTTTGTGAGGTAGTGCCAGTCCCTTAATGAATGCCCCGACACCAGTGGGTGTAACAAGGTCATCCACTTCTTCTGGAAGTCCGTAGACATCGTTGTTGACGAATTTGTATTCGTACCCTCGTTCTTGTAAAAAAGTTGTAACGTAAGGTAGCAAGCCAGCATATATTTCGCCTGTAGCTGGACTGAATAGTTTGATTTTTCCATCCCAATACCTCTTTCTGTAGGCAGACATGAACTTTGCTGCAGGCACCTCGAAGGTAAACTCGTCTGCTAATTCATATTGTACGTGGGGAGGACAATCCAATGTAAGATATACTTCATTCTTCTTCTTAATAAGGACATCAGACATCATAACCCTTTAACATTTTAGCAAACTCAATAGCGTTCTTAATCATGAACGATTGATTGTTCACAGCCGTCAGTATACTCTTGAGAGTATCAATCATCTGGTTATAATACTTCAGCTTAAACACAGCCTTCTGGTATTTTTCATCCGAATCTATGTAGATAGAGATGTCTGTCTTTAGAAGTTTAGTAGGAAATGGCTTGGTTGACTTTCCAGTATAAAATTCCCAGAGTTCACGGTAAAGTGACTTTAGTTTTAGTTCATGCTCATCTCTGAGCATAGTTACTTGATTAAGTAATTGAAGATATTTAGCATGTTTCCTTGGTATAGCAAGGGAATCATGGTCTAGTTTTTCATCGTCAAGTTTAGAGTCCTCTTTCCACATGGACTCAATCATTTCAAGATTCATGCTTAATGATCTGTTATATTATATATTAGACTTTATCTCCGTCGCTATCTATAAACTCTAGTAGGGTGTACTTGAAGGTGGCATCGGCAGTTACATAGTCAATGTCGGTGGGGTCTGCTGAGAACCTGACACCACTGAGGGATACAGGGAACACATCCATGAACACAGTGGTGGTTACAGTGTTGAAGTTACTATCTAATACTAACAGTCTAGCATCTGTAGTCACTTTTTGGAAGTTTGTTTGCCTTCCCACTTCTTTCACTCCCTTGAGATACTTATGAAACTCGTCCTCATGCTGAGGATTTGCTAGTCCCTTCATCCATTTGTATATCTCATAGTAATTATCCATATTCTCATTGATCATGAACGTCAAGTTCAGATCACCAAAGGTCATCTTGTCGCCAGGTGTGTCGTATGCCTTGACTCTGGTCTCTATAGTTCTATTTCCTATACTTATTTCTGGTAAGTTAACAGTTTGACAAAAGAATTCTACCGTAGGTATCCTTTCTATAAGGAATTTAAAACCGACGGGTGATAGAAAGTTCTTACTGTCAGGGGAAAATGTATTCATAGTATTATTTAGCATAAAAAAAGAGACCCGAAGGTCTCTTTAGAAAAATATAAGCGACTCGCTTACATTAGGTTAGCAACCTTAACTCTTCTGTAGTAAGCGTTAGCACCAACGTTGGAGCTATGCTGTGGATCAGAGTTAGTAAGTGCTGTAATGCCCTTAGCAAATGGGTTAAGAACCATTCCGTATCTTGTCTTAAACCCGATACGTGGCTGGAATGTATCCTGACCAATCGCTCTGTACATCTGGAGAGGCACATAAGGACAGTAGAATAATCCTGCGTCATAAGCATTAGTTCCTTTGTAACCAACAACATAGTACTGGTCAGCTGAAACGTTTGCTGAGTAAGGGTCGATGTACACTTTGAATCTTCCGTTGATTGTACCAACGAATGTGTTTCCTGTGTCATCAATCTCGCCAAGTCCACCAACTGCTTGGTTGATACCTGATGAGTAGTCTAGAACACCCGCCATAGCAAGAGCAGAAGCAACATCACTTGAAGTGATGATTACGTTACCCTTTCCTCTACGAGTCTCTAGTGCGATTGCGTTAGCATCTCTTTCGATCTGGAATAGAAGACCTTTGAATTTCTCAACAGACCATCTTCCGTTTGAGTCAACGTCTAAGTCGAATACACCTGCGTTAGCAGTGTTGACCTGAGCACCTGGCTTAGCACCACGGTAAACAGTTCTAACAACTTCTCTGTTGATTTCAGCAAGGATCTCAGTAGAAAGAATGTTTGCTAGTTCAGACTCGGCATCTAATCCGTGGATTGCTTTCAAGTCTTGAGCTAGTTCTACTGAATAGTCTGCTCTTAGTGCTCTACCTTTAGCTTCAACAGCAATTCTGTCGATGCTAAACGCCATTTCCATGAACGCTGTAGATGTACCTTCTCCTAATGATTCAAGATCAGATGAACTAAACTTGCTTGAAGCAAGGTCATAGTTACCTTCTGTTGTACCGCCACCAGTAGCATCGTTGATTAAACCTGGGTTCTTCTCAGTTGTTGCTGTTGGAGGTGTACCACCTTGAGTACCAGAGAACTGTGCGTCTGGCTCGTCGAAGAATGCTTCGTTTCCTGACTGGTTCACATAGCGTGATCTCATTGCGAAGATCAAACCTGTAGGACCATTCATAGGCTGAACACCTGCGATGTCATAAGCAATAAGCTTAGGCATAGCACGACGAATCAAGCTAATAAGAATTGGGTCGAAACCGAAGTTAGCACCACTACCTGTTGTAGGGGTGTTGATAGGACCTGCGTTAGTAGGTGCCTCTGTAAGGATTTGTTTTTCCTCACGCATGAACCTTTCTTGGTTCTCTAGGAGTTGTGCGGTTACCGCTTTACGATAGTTATCCTTTATCTCAGGAAGACCATCATGCTTTAGTACGGGATTCCACTTCTCCTGTAGTTTTTCTGTGTTGAACATTTTAAAATGTTAGTTATAGAAGTGAATTAGATCCTTTTAGCAAGTTGCTCGACATATGCTGCCATGCTCTCACTAACAGTTTCAAGTTGTTTTTCTGCAACAGGTGCAGATTCTTCTGAAGCAACCTCAGTTACGGTTTCAGTCTTCGGAGCACCGAAGTATGATTCCTTAATTTGGCCTAGCTTCTCACGATACGACTCGTCAGATTTGAATTCGACTGCATCGGCAAGGGATTTAAACTTATCCTTCTGTGTCTCAGCGAGACCTCTGGTAAGTTCACTCAAAATCTCATGTTTACGATAGGTACCCACTACCTCGTGTAGTTCGACATTCTTCTTAACCTGTTCGTTAAGTCGGTCTTCCATGTCATCTAGTTTCTCGCTCATCTCAGCAGCAACATCCAGTTTATCTTCTGGGACGTTGATGTTTGATTCGATGAACAATTTCCTTAGTCCTTCCATGAATGTCTCAGTGACTTCAGTGCGGAGACCTTGCTCAACAGCAAGTTCGTTCTCCTTGAGCCACTCTTCTGCAGCATATGAAAGGAAATTCTCTACGCGGCTAGCAAACTCGTCCTTGATAGAATCAATTTCTTCAACGAATTTGGTTGCTGCTTGCTCCTTAAGGGAGTCAATCTTTGCTGCGACTCTTGCGTCTACAGCTGCTTCAAAGACAGTTTTTGCCTTCTCTTGGAACTCTTCAGATAGATCTGCACCAGCTAATACTGCTGCGATGTCTTCGTTGTTCTCAGTAACCGCATCTCCTTCGACTTCTACGTCGTCAAAGATCTTACCAGATAAAGCACCAGGCATTGAGGATGATGCACCAGATGGTTTCATCTTTAATGTCTTGTCTTTTTCTACTCCTACTGGAGCAGCTGCTTTTTTCCCAACGTTGTCAGGTCCTTCAGGTTTCTCCTTAGAGGAACCACCGACTTCGATAGCGTCGTTCTTAAGGTCTGATTTTTGTTGTGGCACAGCACCACCAGTGATTGCGGTGTTGCCTGTTGCTGCGTCTTCAGAAACTTCGGTCTTTGGGAGAGATGCTTCTTCAGCTACGGCTTCAGTTGCTTTCTTTTCCGCGATGAGTTTCTCAAATTTTTCATCTATAGTGGCCATGTTTGCTCCTACGAAATAAGATCTGCGGTAATTTACTACTTTTATTTATACTTTATATACTTCTTAGGAAAGCCGCGAACGCGGAGATCTTTCTTTCTTGAAGTTCTTGTGGGGATGGTGCATTGTCAATAGCAGCCTTGATCTCGTCAATTTGACGTTCTTTGAATCTGCCATCTGCCTGTACCCACTCACGTCCTTCGTATATACCTTCTACGAATGCATCAGGTGCTGAAGGATCTGCTACGATATCCGCAGCAGTGGATAGAATGAAGTCGTCTGCTACCACAGAACATGTACCTTCTTTCTTGATGGAACCAAGTCCTCTGGAAGAGACACCTAGTTGTACACCTTCTTCGAGTAAAGACTTTGCGATCTTACCCATAGGTGTTTCCATTAGTTTTGCCTTACCTATGAAGTTTGTACCTTCAGGGTAAAGTTCAACAATCTTGTGTGACACTCTATCTAGGTTGAGTGTAGGACCTTCTGGGTGACCTAACTCACCAAGAGCTCTACCTCTGTTAACGAATTCCTCATTATACTTTGACACCTCACGGTTCATGGTATCGAACTTGTACATTCTACCATTACGGTTGGTGATCTCAGTCTGTAGGAATACTCCTTTGATGTAGGTTGATTTCTTACCGTCTTTTTCTTCGGTAAGAACCTCTATATCATTGTTCTGTTCCGTTATCAGTTTCATCAGTAGGTTCCTCTAGTTCAGCGGTAGGGTTTTCCAGTGCTTCTGGGTCTGGTTCCACTGCACCCTCGTCGGGTACATGGGGAAACATTCTGTCAGCAACATTCTGCTTACTAACGTCCACTGCCATAGCAGCTTTCACTTGTAGCATGTCTTTGAGTTTATCCAGTGCGTCAGCCTGGTCGTCGTTCCAAAGCAAATCAACGATATCTCGTTCTTGTGTAGACATAATAATGTGTTACGTAATGTTATTTATTACCATTCCCACTTTTAGCAGGGGTTCTGGTAGATCCAGAGGGGTTGGTAGTACCCTTCTCTGCTTGTGTTTTGATCTGAGCTTTCTTCATTTCTTTATCAAGTTCCGCATTGTCTTGCTCATCAGTCATGGCTTGATTATCCATAGCGACAGCATCTAATGGGTCAATGATCTTACCTGAAGAAATATCATCTTTCATCTGTATGTCAAGTTCTTCTTTCTCGACTTCAGACTGACCAAGTATGTTTGTACGTACGTACTCAGTTGAGAAGTAACGTCCCATGTATGGTTCCATGGCATTGATTACATTCAACTTCTCATTTAACATTTCAATATTCTTAAGTTCTGTAAAGTGATTGTCATATAAGTAATCGTACTGTATATGCTCCTTCATACCATCCCAGTCCTCTGGTGTGATTACACCTTTTAGAATGAGTTGAGTCTTAAGAATGTCATTGAACATCTCACTAAACTTCTTGCGGAGTTTACCCACAAACTTAGTGAACTTCAATTCATCACGCATGATCTCGGAAGATCTTCCAATGTTAAATGACTGACCAGATTCTAAACGACCAGCTGGTACGTTTAGTGCTTTATAGAGTTTAGTCTGGAAGTACTGGATGTCCGTAAGTTCTCCAAGATTTTGTCCACCTGGCAACGTAGTGATTTCAGTACCTCGTCCTCCTTCTCTACGTGGTAGCCAGAAGTCTTCGAGCATCGACATGTATTTTCTGTCATCTCTAATTTCTCCAGTGTTAGCATCGTAAACAAGTTTGTTTCTATAGCGACTCATTACCTCACGGAGGTATTGTTCCGCTTTCACCTTTGGTAGGTTTCCTACATCAATGTAGAAAATTCTACGTTCTGGTGCTCTTGATATCCTGTAGATAACAAGAGAGTCCTCGATCATCATGAGTTGATTAAGAACTTTGATTGCCTTATGTAAGTAAGACAATACTATATTCTTATTAGTATCAAGGATACCAGAGGTGACATATGTTATAGCATCTTTCGCAATTTTTATACCTGAGTTTGCGGAGGTATTACGTAATCCTTTAGGGTTAAATATAAAATATTCATCTACCTTACCATAGTCTAGTGACTGGAACTGGTCTGCGGTCTTTGGAATCTTGTTGATCTGTCTGACTTTCTTGATCTTCTGTGGATCTACGTAGCGTAATTCGAGTATACCATCTTGAGGTCTCTTCAAATCTATGACCTTATGATAATACAAACGCCCATCAATGTACCATCTACGGAACATCTCATGAGCTTTAGTATCAAATCCTATTAAGTTTTTAATATAGTCGAACTCTGTTCTGATCATATCTTTGACAGAATCACTGACATCTAAGTTTGCCAGATCTATCTGTACAGGCGAATCGTTCTGATCTGTGACGATTGCCTCTTGTATAATATCTTCAATCGCACTGTCTACTTCAGGGTGCATCGCCATCATGCGATACTTAACCACCATGTCGTACTCAGTTTTGAAGTTACCGTCTAGATCTACGTAGGTTCCATGATAACCTCCTGCGATGAAACTGGTTGCACCATCTTCATTCGTGGGGGCTACAGGAGAAGGAGCTGATTTCTTTAACTCCTCCTCTCTCTTCCTAAACGAAAATCCGAATAACTCTGCCATAATATTGCGTGTTTGTACCTACTATTTAGTTAGGTAGTACCAACCCTTTTCATGGTATTAGATCCAATAGAAGTCTCGAAGTACTGGTAAGCGAACTCAACATCAAACTCTTCATAAGAATCGTTGTTGTCGTATGCTAGTGATACCTGTGAAACTGATACTGGGAATGCCTTGATGAGTTTGTACTCACGGATATTCTTGAACGCACTTTCTTTTCCTTGGAACTTATCCATCTGAGTTACAGTGATATCTTCCAATATATCTTCGATAGTCTTAGATGCTGTGTTCGCGTCAACTGTGTTAGTTGCTTCGATCCACTTCTCATATGCACCACGAAGTTGGAAAGCGTCATCCATGTAGAATGTAGCAGTCCATGATTCAAAGGTTCTGTCGCCAGGTACCTTGATCACTCTACCACGGAAAGGTAGTTCTACTGTTCCTACTGTTGATGCAGGAAGAGCAGCACTCTTACACATGAATGTTTCTAGTCCACCACCGTCAATATCAGAGGGGAAATTGTGTGTAACAGAGAACAGGTTAGGTCTAACTGCTCCCTTAATTCTTGTCTGGAACTCTAATACGCCCAGTGCTTTGGTTTCAGCCATTGTTTAAGATCTCCTTGGGATTACTTCCTCGAAGCTAACGCCAGTACGTGTAGCAACAAAGGTTAGTGTGATGAAGTTAATAGAGCGAGCAGGCTTGATGTAAATCTCTGCCACGAACTCGTTTCTGTCTATAACTGCACCTGTGTTGTTGGAACTATCACAGACAACTAAGAAATCGGTGATACCACGACGTGCTTGGATGTCACGTAGATATGGTTCAACGATATTGTTGAAGTTGTTTCTAGTAAATTCGTCATTTAGTTCAAACAATACTCCCTTCGCAGCATTTCCTATTGTCTTCTCTATGACGAGGAAGAGACGACGGACGTTGATGCGATCAAATGCGGATGGTGAAGCGAGAGCTGTTTTGTCTCCGAAGAGTACGATGCCCTGACCAGGTAGAGAAGTAATAGGATTAATTCTCTTCTGATATAGAGTGTCTCTTTCAGATTTCTTAGGTGAGTATGCTAGTTTAATAGCATTCTTGATTCCACCACGGTTTAAACCCGCTGGTGAGAACCATGGATCTCCGTTAGCAGTGGTGCTAGCACATAAGCCAGCAGTGTCACCGTTACATGGAACCCATCTATACTTGTCAGCGAAGCGATCATAAAGATACTTCCAACCGCTATCGAAGACTACGTAAGAACTTGAAGCAAAGGTATCAAAGAAGTCAACTATGTTAGTTGTCTGAGTCGCACTGTTGCTGACTCCAACTACGTTTGATTTATCTGGAGAGATAAACGCAACACAGTCTTTTCTTAACCCTGCTATACTTATTAGTTTGTTTGCTTTAGCTTTAGACTCAGTTTCAGTAGCACCACCGCCACCCATGATTAGGTAGTCGATTTGTACTGTCTCTGTGTCTGCGAAATAATCGTAACCAGCGATGATTTCTGCTTGTGTGAGTGTAAAGTCATCTACACCACCAGACATTGTATATTCTTTCTCACCAAGAACATCGAATGCTGTTGTTGAAACACCTCCAAAGTTAGAAGCGTTAGCAAATGCGTTACCAGATACATCCCAGATTGCCTCGTTATCATGAGAACCCCAGAAGATGTAGTTAGACTGATTAAGAATAACCTCTGGATAGTATACTAAAGAACCTTCAGCAGACTTACCGTCAGATGCTTTAGAAACATATAGGAACTTCTCAAGAACAGTGTTAGGTGTTCCTGTTACACCACCGTCAACGTCAACGACGACGATGTGCATCTCATCATTAGATCCACCACGTTCTGCGACGTATGCGGAAGTACCAGGTTGAGGAGCAACTTGGTTCCAGTTTAATGTTGATGTAATTGTCTGAGCATCATACCAGTTTACAGCAGATGGGATTGTTAGATCTGGGTTAGATCCGTCATCTACTACATCTGTTGTTGTCCAAGCACCACCTGAAATCCAAATGATGTCTAGTGTTGTACCACTAACGTAATGTACGTAAGCAGATTTAGTACCAGCACCGTTTGTAACTGTGTCTCCAGCAGATACAGCACCAACGAATGATCCTGATAGAGTAAGTCTTTGATTAGCACCTACGTCAATCGCTACAACCTTGATTGAGTTTCCTCCAGCACCAATAGATTTGGAAGCGTAGTCCCACGCTGCTGTGCCATCGTAGTAGTTACCTTCGTAATCTTCTACGCTGTTGATTGTAAGTGATACTCCACCAACGTTTGCTGTTTTGAGTGACGCACCACTAGCTCGTACTACATCTAGTACTCCACCGTATGCGAGGAATGAACTTGCTGCGAACCATGCCTCATAGTTGCTGTCATTGGGTTCACCGAATGTAGATAGTAATTCTGATTCTGATGAGATTCTTACGGGTTTATTAACTGGTCCTTTTGCGAAAGCTCCAGCTATTGCTCCTACGTTTACTTCTACAGTCTCAATGGATCCAAGGGTCAAATCCCTTTCCTGAATCACTACTCCTGGTGAGAGAAGTGTGCTAGCCATGCTTGGTACTCCTGATGAATAATTTCAATTTGTCTAATAATATTTAGAGAAAGTAGCTTTTCTACCGATAGTCCCACATATATGAAACGTCACCATACTCGTCTGCGTTCCATTTATTACCATCCCTGTCACTGCCATCCATCTCAAGTGACCATACATCTCCTTTCTCATCTACAACAGTCTCTTCCTCATCTACACCGTTAAGAATGAAACCAAATGGTGCCATGTCCTGTTCTATCTGGTTCTTCTGCTCATTGTAGATACGACGACGGATGTCTTGGTCAGTGAGTTCTTTGAAATACTCTTGTTGTACCAACCATGCGAAGATAACCATACACATAACAAGGTCATCGTGATACCCTTCGTCTGCTTCAAATGATTGTTTGTTCTGTATGAATGTGGTCAGTTCAGATACAATGTGATAATCGTTTACAATCAACTTATCGTCTTCTATCAATGTCTTAAGGTTTGAACATCCCTGTGCTTTCACAGTCTTACTCATCTTGACACCCATCTGTGTTTTACCACCTGAGAATCCTGTACCAACTATTTGACCTGCTCTACCTCGCATAGCACACATGAGTACATTCTCATACTCCACGTCATAGTGTAACTGTGATGCTACTGCCTCTCCTATATCATTTACTTCTATTAATACGTATGCATAGTTGTATGCTTTTGCCACATCAGCGATGACATTAGGTAATAGCATAGGTCTGATCTCATGATCTCTATACTTTGCTACCAACTTCCAAGGAGCTTGTGATATGTCTATCACTACAAAGGCACTATAATCCTGTGCTAAACCACGGGATATATCACATGTGACTATGTAATCCGTGTCAGGTTTAGGGTTTTCGTATACATCTAGTGATCCATTGGTGTGTATCGGATCATCATATGTGAGTACACGGAGCTTCGCTGCGTTAATTAATGTGTCAACAGATCCTAAGAACTCACAGTCAAACTCTTGAGTGAACTGTCTTACAGAAGTGTTTGCTATGGTCGTTTCTTTCCACGCAGCATCTCTACCAGGTACTTTTGACCAGTGTACTTCAGTCCAAATGTATCCATTC